AGTTAGTTGTTGTAGTGGGGTCATTTCAGTTCAAATTTAGATTTAAAATAAACATAAGGCATTGTATTAAAATGTCCGTTCAACTCATAGTCAACTAGCTGTATACCGTCGACGGTGTATATTCTTAAGATTTTCATATTAAAATGGTGTTTCTTCGTTGTTAAACATTATATCATTTAAAAAGTTAATATTATTTTCTAATGGTTTTTTTTCTTCTACAAATAACCAGTTATCATAATTTGGAGTTCCTTTATAATAACGTCCATTCATTTTATCCCATGATAGTTGAACACACCCTGTTTGTCCCCAATGTTTAAATTTAACTTTCTGAATATATATTTCAGTCATTAATGTTTTAAAGTTTCTATAAACTGTAATACCATTGGCTGTTTTATTATAAAAGTTTGCAGAACCACTAATTGAATAAAGATTTGGAATATCGTACAATTCATGGTCATCTTTACTTTTTTGAATTTTAGTTGGATGTGCTACTAAAAAACAATGAACTTTATTTAATTCACAAAACCTTGTAATTTTATCCAATTGCTCACTAATATATTTAGTTTCATTAGTTGTATAATGGTGGTCAAGTTTATTCCATGCATCAATAACAAAAGCATTTATCCCTTTTTTCCTTACTAACTGTCTAACAGCATCCAATATAGTTTCAAGTTTAAAATCATTTTCAGGATTAATAAAAAAGAAATTGTTAGCGTGATAATTAATCATTTTTTGCAAATCTAATGGACTTAATCTATTAGCTCCTTCGAATGGTTTTCCAATTATTTTTTCTGCAAATTTACTAAAATGTAATTCCAACGGATGATTCTCAGGTGAATATAATGCAGTTTTCCAACCATGTGATATATTTAACCTACATAATAAAAAGTCTAAAAACTCAGATTTTCCATGTCCTGGTATTCCTGTTATAGTTGTTAAATAACCAGGTTGAAATTTTATATGATTATCCATCTCTGCCATACCAATACCTGAACCACTTGGCAAACCATTGTTATAAAAATCATAAATATTCTTTTCAATATCATTAGCTGTAAATACACCAATTATCGGAAACTCTTTTTGATTATTAATGCAATCAATAATTGTTTGAACACCATATTTAATTAAACATTCGTTTGCGTCTTTACAATCTTTAAATGTAACTGTTGTGCAATTTTCATAACCTAAACGTCTAGCTAATTCATTTTGAAGATTTAAACCAGCATTATCATTATCCAATGCTAAAATAAACTTTGTATTATCTGAAAATGATTCAATCGAATTATCTAAATACTCAAAATTAATTTTACCTAATCCGGCACCATTTGGAACGGATATAACATTACGATAACCACATTCATAAAGAGCTAAACAATCCATTTCACCCTCAACTATAATTATAATTTCATTATCAATTGTTGCATCTAAATTGTAAAAAATCAGCTCCGCATCTTTGTAAAGTTTAAAATCTTTGTTTTTACCACGAGATTTAATATTTATAATTTCACCATTTCTATAATAATTAAATTGAATCGTTGGTATTTCTGCCTTTGCTTTTGGCATCCACTCAATTGATTCAGTAACTTTCATGTTAATTAGTGTTTTTTCGCTAATTAAACGTGATTTAAAGAACTTTAAACAGTTTTCTGTATAATTACTTACATAGGATATTTTAGGGCGCTTATATTCAATCTTTTGAAATTTAGGTTCAAACTCTTTAAATTCAACCAAAACAATATTACAATGGTTACATCTTCCGGCTCCTTTATTTAAATTAAAACTAAAACATTTATCTGTTTTCTTTTTTCTATTTGGTGAACATTCAGGGCATGTCATTTTATTTTCTCCATTTTTGTGAACATCAATAACATATTCTTTTTTGTTAGCCAAATTAATAACTTTTAAATCTGCCATTAGTACACCATTTTTAAAGGTTTATCAATATTTGAATTTTGTCCGTCTTTAATATATGGCAAAGTATTAAGCAATGAAGACTTCCAATTTTTTATTTGTTTATCATTTCCATTCTTCCAGTCATTAGCTATCCAACTATCATATTTTAATTTTAAATCTGATTCATTAATATTCGGTCTATGTTCAAAAGCATACTTTAAAAAATCAATAAATGTGGGAATAGTTTTATTTTCTATTTCTATTTCTTTTTTTATTTCTCTTTCTCTTTCTCTTTCTCTTTCTCTTTGCTTCGCTATAGGCTTCTCGTTTTTTTCGTCAAGGCTTTCAAAAGGCTTCGCTATAGGCTTCGCTATAGGCTTACTTTTTTTACCTCCATTATGCCCTCCACGTACTAATTTTAAACGGCTTTCGCAACTTGGAATAAATAAAATATTATCAATAAATTGTATTAAGTTTAACATCCTTAATTTATCTAAAATTGACTCTAAATCCTCTTTTGATACACAAAATTTACGAATCCAAACATCTTTTTTTATTTCTGTTTTATTATCATTTAGCATAGCTAAATCAATAAATTCACGATATAAACCACGTTCACTTAATGATAATTCAAAAACACTTTCAGAATTTCCCCAGTCTTTTGGGTACCAAGTATAACCTAATTTAGCCATATTATAAATGTTTTATAATTTCAAGAAGTTTTTCAATTTCTTTTATATCTAAATCAAAACAGCAATTAAAATCATTTTCACAAAAAACACTTAATTCTAAATAATCTTCTATTCCATTGTTTTGTTTTTTAAAGTTAATCTCTCTGTTAACTCCAAACTTATCTCTTATTGTTATTTCCATAAATTTTTTAAATGCAAAAACCTCTAAACTTTGAGCTGGAAGTCTCGCAGAATAGAGGTCTTTAGTTTAATGTTTTTGTTAGTTGCTTCCAGACAACAGATGCAAATATAATAAATAAAGAACGTTTAAAACCTATTGTTAATTTCTATTTAATACTGAGTATCACCAATGATACTCTGTCAAGGCTTTTCCCAAACATTATTTTCAATCAAACTAACAACAAACCCATTCACATACTCATCGCAAGCCAATAAGTTAGCCTTATCAATCGCCATTGTATTACGGAAAATATTACATGAATTATTCAATGAAGTAAAATAATCCTTTGCTGAATGTTTGTAAGGCTTCAAATACTTAGTATATATTTCAGGAAGCACTTTACAAAACGCTAAGAAAGTTTCAATGTCTTCAAAGTTGTCTTTCTCAATTAATTCCTGTATAATGCTATGCTGATAATCCTGTAAACGTTCCGCAGCATCTATTCCTTCCATATTCATTTGGCTTCTTACTGTGCTTTGAAATGCATTTAAATCAGTTACTAGGTTGTTAAACCTACGTTTATTCTCATGCTTAAACGTGTTTATAAATCGGCATGTCTCATCGTTCAATGTTTTCGCAATACCAACGTACATTAATAAAGCCCTGTGTGTTTTCTCTATGTTCATATTAATAATTTTTAAAATAATCTTCAAATGCTTTCAGTGTTCTGTAAGTACAAGTCCCTTTCTTAAATGACTTAACCAGTGTTGATTTGCTTATCTTATATTTTCGTTCAATCCTTCCATGGTCACCCCATTGCAACTTTTGATAGTATATCTTAGGGATATGGTATTGCTTGTATCCTTCAGGATATAAACTCTTTCTGTGGTGTATCTTGCGTATCTCACTTAATACAATGTCAGTTGCAATGCTTAATTGTTGTGATGCGTTTAGTTTTATCTCTAGTTCCTTTCTTGACTTATTGTACTCTTCAAGTATTGTTATTGCTTCGTCTAAGTTCATAACACGTTATGTAAATGTTTCATTTCTTCTTTATAAATCTCTAATACCTTAATTGTTTTATCAATGTCGCTTAACCATTGTCCCTTTTTACGGCATCTTACTAATCTTTTAATTGCGTCAAACTCCCATGCGTTTAACTCATGATGTTCTGCGAATTTATATAGGCTTCCTTGTTCGTTGTTATAGTGTTTGTATTCCATATTATTTGATTTTAGATAGTAAATATTTTAACTCAGCGGCTTCTCCATAGTCGAGAAAGTTTTTTTTGCTTTGGGTTATTTTTAACCCATTGCCAGTATCAACTATTTTATAAGCTACTTTGCCTTTTAACTCAGCTCCCCAGTCATCAGATGGGTCGTATGTTAACACGTATGTATCTTCGCTGTTGTAGTAAATATACTTGCAACAGCCTATTTTTACTTTTTTCATTTTATCTGTAAGTTAGTATTAGTAATAATTGAACACCCTTGTATTTGTTCACCATTCTGTAATGCCTGTTTAATCTTCATCTTATCAGCTTGCTCAGTAACTTTAATCGTTTTATATTCACTTGGCAAACTATTCACGTCATCAACCTCAACTGATTGAGACTTTCTAAATGATAGTTTAATCAATGGACTTTCAATCTTATCAACTTCAAAAGTATGCATCGCATGAGTAATGTTAGCTTTTAAGCGTTCTGCAAGGTTCTGACGCACTTTCTTTAATTGGCTTAGTCTTTTTATCTCAGCGTCAATAACATCGCTCTCAAAGTCTAATTTGCGAATAACATAAGCATAATTAATACCTTTACTTTGTAACTGCTCCTTAGCTATCTGTAAATTCAATTCTTGTTGAGGAGTTATTTCTCCTTCAGCTTCAATGATTTGGTTAATTAATAACTGGTATTCATTCTCTATTTGATATATTGATTTGTCCATGATTTCTATTTGTTTGTGATATTTACTTTAGTTAAATAATCCATTAAGAATAAAAATTCTGATAATGATAAATCTTCTGCTTTTTTAGGTAGTAGTTTAAATTTTTCACTTTTAGAACCTTCAATGATTAAACTTTCGGTGTATGTTTTTTTAATATCCATAACTATTTTAATTTAGATTTTAATTCCTTAGCTAATAATACAACAGGCATGAATGTTTGCTCTACCTTTGTAAGTTTATTCCATTTGTCGGTTAAATCTTCTATACTTGAAGCTGTAATTATCTTAGCCTTTGCCGTTTCTATTTGTTCTGATAGGGATAGTTGTTTAACATTGGTAGCCTGAGCGTCATCATCGTCAATCTCTAATGCTAATAATGAAGCCAAGGTATAGCGTCTAAAATAAGTTATAGCACTACCTAATTGCTGAGGTGTTAAGTTAGTTGGTAAACTAATAAATGTTTCAATTTTTTCATTAGTTTCAAAATCTATAATAGTAGAACCTACACCACTTGCATTGATAGGCTGTATAAGCACTAGATTGCATTCTGACAGCAATGGTTTTACTTCGCTTAGTATTTGTGTCAATGATGCATAAGTGTTCTTAAAATGAGGATTTTTAGCATCCTTTTTAATTATCCCAACTTTACGCTGAAAGTCTAATAATTTGCTGTTTAAATTTTTCATAAATAGTTTAAAGTTTTTAAATGTATATCTGATAAAATATCGGTAATGTCGCTCACTACTCCGCTGATACTGTCTTTTTCGTAAATCTTAATCCAGTTTTCTTCAAGCTCACTATCAATATCCCATTTGCTTGATACTGTTAATTTGTAAGTAAATACTATTTTGCAACCTACAACATAATGACTGCCTGTAAATATCTCATATCTTACTGTCATTTGCTTATCAGCTGGGATGCGTCCGTTTGTTAGCTCGTAGAACTCAATCGTGGTGTCTACAAGCCCTCTTAAATAATCTGTGTTTATATCCATTGTGTATAAATAAAAAACCTACTGAGTAGATGTGAGAGAGTCTACCCAATAGGTTTAATGTTTAATTTTTTACGTTTGTCGCTCTCACCCGACATTGCAAAAGTACAAATAATTATTTAATCTTTTACAAATATTCCATTGATTGTTTTACCTTTTCTTTCTTTTATAACGTTATAAGCATCTACTAAACATTGTTCGTAATCATAGCCTAATTGATTTGATAATATTATCATCACGATTCCTATATCACCTAATGCATCTTTTATTTCAATTTCATTTTTTGAAATCATAGAGTTATACAATTCATTAGTTTCTTCTAATAATTTTCCAAATTGTTTAAGAGCGTTTTCTTTATGACATAAATTCCTATCATTTGCCCATTCTAATACAATTTTTGTTATTTCATTTTTTTCCATTGTAATTAATTTTTTTATGTCTTAATTTAATATTAATCATTTCATTTAAAGTATAATCTTTATTATATCTTAAAAGTAAACAACTATATGATATATTATATTTTTTAGATAATTCTTTTAAAGAATATTTTATTCCATTTTCAAAAACATAATTTTTTGTAGCTGAATCTAATGTTTTTATTAATAAATTATTTTTTAAAGCATGTTTCATATTTTCAGACCTTGTAATCAATTCTAAATTTTCAATAAAATTATTTTTTTTATTACAGTCTATATGATTTATATCTAATTTATTATTATAATCATTTTTAAAATTAGAATATACTAATATATGTGCTAAATATCTTTTTCTTATACAATTTTTATAAATATCATAATATATGTACCCATTTCTATTAATACTTTTAGATTGAATTTTACCTTTAAATAATCTTTTAGTTTTATTTGGATAGATTATATATCTATCTAAACTTTTTAAATTTCCATAATTACTGATTTGATAAAAACCTTCATAGTTTTTTACATCTAACCAAATTTCATTTTCCATAATTAAAATACCAATCCAATACAAAGGCTTATCCGACTGCTAAGTGTTAGCAAATGGCAATGTAAAGGATTGGATTTAATTAATGTTTTCATGTCGAATAAGCGAAGTAAATTTAATAAAAAATATTAATATATAAAAATAATTTTTAATATTTTACCAAGGTAAATCGTTATCCGCTAAATCCTGAGCGTTGTTTTGATTAATTGTTTCTTGACTAACTGGCTTAACATACGGCTCCTGAAACGATGCGCTGAAATACTTTGTGCCTGTTTTAGATTCCTTAACCCATAATGACACTTCCATGTCTTTACCATTTACGTTTACTTTGCCACGGTAATCGGGTTGAGTGTCTTTTGTTTTAGTGTTTTTGAAGATAGCTCCGCTGTTTAGTTTAGTTTCCATTTTGTTTAAATTTTATAAGTTAATAATAGTTTATGTATTTGTTTGTGTTCTTCGATTATTGCATCTTTTTCTCTTTGTCTTAATATTTGAAAGTCTAATGGACTATTGATTAAATCTGTTAACCCTTTGAAATATTGCCGCATTTGATAGCTATCATAATCAGCTTTTTCTCCTATCGTATTTGGTTGTTCAGCGTTTAACAAACCCTTAAGATACTCAAAATGTTCCTCACTTATGTTATATCTATTGATATATTTTTCTTGTCGTTTAATCTTTTTCTCGAATAGTATACGGCTTTCAACTGATAAGCTTCGATACATAGGGAAGAAATCTTTAGGCTCTATTATCTTGTAGTCTTTCATCTCGTTTTAGTTTAGCTTCGATTACACGTTTTAATAACTCTTCGTTAAAAGTTGAGCGCACCTGATTCTCAACATTTTTGTTTAGCCAAAATCTTTTAATGGCTTCGTTATTAAAGTTTAGAGGAAAAATATTATTACACATAATACAAAGGTTAAATCAGTTAATATTCTTTTAGCTAATGGGCTTAGTTCGTCGTTTAATTCGTTTTCCATGATTTCTATTTTTTAAGTTTTTTATGTTCTTCTAATAACATTTGGATAAATACTTTAAATGTAGATCCGTTGGCTTTGGCAATGTCTGACCAATAGGCAATGGTTTCAGGTGTTAAATGTATTAATTTTGCTTTCTTCATATTATATCTAAAATTATATAGTTAGAATTTTTGTATTCTTTTAATCGGTTGCTATTTGTAACCGTTGTAACAAATTCACCGTATTTCGTAAATACTACTTTTATTACAGAATGGGTTTCGTAGTTATATTTGCTCATGGTTAGCTTGTATTATTCTGTAACGTAATAAATTGATAGCTTTTTTATAACCTCTTTCTTGAGAGTTAATTAGGTCATAAGTTCGTGCATCTGTAAAATGCATTGATATTTCTTTGCCGTAATGGTTAGTGCTTACTTTCCATTGCCCGTAACCTGTTTGTTTAAAATTTACTGTTTTCATGATTTCTTTTTTTTACTTGTTATTTGTGCGTTTAGGATGCGCACCCCCCTTTTTTTTATTGATTTTCTTTTATACAAAATTCGTTAGCTAACATCATTAAAATTGCCATTTTATTTTGATTCCATTCTTTAGCAGTAATTCCCATTTTTTTAGCTAATTCAATTGCAATTTTTCTAAACTCTAAACATTCAACTAAATCAGTTCTTCTTTTTAATTCACTTTTAACTGTTGCTTTCATAATTTCTATTTTTTTACTTGTTGTTATCTGAGTACAAATATACACATACTTTTTATATATACAAAAAATATTTTAAAAATATATATAAATATTATATAAGTCATTGAAAATCAGCACAATAAAATTAATAGGTAAATAAAAAAAGGGAGGGGATTATATGTCCCCTCCCATCACAAGTAAAAGTAAAAAATGGTAGATTGCGATGTAAATATACAATTATCTCAGCAAAGCACCAAGCCCAACGGCTGAAATAATGCCTATTGATATATTTTTTCTTTTAATTTTTTTATTCAACTTAACAATCTGCAAACTATCAGTATACAACATGTCGTTTTGTTTATTGATCAGATCACGTTGAATCCTATACAAATCTTGTTGCTCATTAATCAATGACATCTGACTGTTAATTATGCTATCATTTAGGCTCAAATATTCGTTGCAGTTATTAACTAACATAGTGATATAATTTTTACAAGTATCTGGAGCCGCTATATAGATGCTATCAGTCCTTTGTTTATAAACTATTTTAACACGTTGCTTTACTTTCAATAAGCTATCAACTTTCAAACTATCTTTATTAATGTTTACAAGCTTAGTTACTATCAATGTATCTGTTATCCTTTCAGTTCTTACAACTTCATCCTTTGCACACGTTTGAAACAAAAGTATAAACGCTATAATTGCAAACAAGCCGATTGATAAATATTTATTTAGGCTCATTACTTTTCAATTTTTGATATGTAGTCATTCCGAATAATGCTGATATGAAAGTATAATCAATAATCAATACTTCGCCTAACTGCGTTAAATCGCCCAAATTAAGCCATTTAACGTGTGCTAATACAACAAGTGATACAATTACAAAGGCAGTTAATTTACGTGCGCTGTATCCGTGATTTGTATTATCTAAGGATGCTAATAGTTTTTTAATCATTTTGCAATAGTTATAAATATTCGTTCACCCCTACTTTTAGCCGTTTGGATTTTACTATAAAGTAAGTTAGTAGCCGCCGTGCTTTCAGTTACCATGTTGTTAGCTCTCTTTCGGCCCGGAAGCAAACAGCCCAAACTGTCTTTTTCGGAATTGCCGGTATGTATGCGAATGCCGGTATAACCGGGTGTATTCAATAAAATAGGCATCATTTTTTTAAACCTTGCCGACATAGTCCAGTCAATCTCATAACGGCCATAAGGAATACAAGTTTTGCCAAACACTTTACGAGCTGTTATTTCTTGAATGGTCATCGTGCTTGTTAGTCCTCTGTCTTTATCTTCTAAAATAAAACATTCAAATTGCCCGTCAATGCTGAGTTTTCCGATAGTTGACTCTTCCGTAAATGTTTCTCGTTTTAAATATAATTCCATTTTCTTAAATAAATAGTTGTGTCTGCGTTCGGTCATTAAAACATTTCTTCTATGTCATTTTTTGGCTTAACTGCTTCGGGTTGTTTTAACTCAATAGCAAAAGATTTGCGCCTTGCATCATCGCAACAGTTAGTTTTAATCTCATTGATTTGATACTGCAAATGCTCTATTTCGTAATGTTTCTCGGTGTTTAGCTCTCGAATGTCAGATTTAATAGCGTAGTACATTCCCGATAAACCAGCGGCAAAGGTGACTAATTTTATTGCATTTTCAGTATTTAACATATTATAATAATGGTGGTGTTGGTGGTGCTACAAATGGACTTAATGGAATTTCTAACAAATATGCATAAGGTGTATTTGCTAAATCAATTTCATCCTGTTGACTTAAAAAAAGAAAATAAATGTCATTAATATCTTTGACAAAATTTAAAAAAGTATCAGCGTCAATGAATTGACCTTGTAAACTTTCAGCTTGTTGATTAGTTACTATTCTTCCTTCCATTATACTTGTCGTCCTAAAGTTGTTTGATAAGCCTGTACGGCATTATAAAATGATAGTGCTTCAGCATCAGATAAACCATCACCTATTGATGAAAAGGCATATTCTCTATTTGTGTAATATAGAGCTGTACCATTATTATTTAAACATCCAATATATATTGGTGTTGTTAATAAACTATATCCACTAGATGCTGTAGTTAATGTAGTGCCTAATTGATTTGAATTTTTAAATAATTTTAAAACAGTTGAAGATGTTCTATTATTTATAAATAAACCCTGTGAATTAGTGTTAGATGCTGTTAGTCTATTTGTTGAGGAATTATAATTATCAGCATACGTTAAATCATTTAATCTTAATGATAAATCTAAAAAAGATGATGCGTTATTGCTTACACCAATATCAAATGCGGCCGCTGTATTATTACTATTTGTCCTAGAATAGATAGACAAATGAGTGCTATTATTAATTAAATTAGTGTTAACAATTACAGATGTATTCGCATAAGTAGCACCATTAGGTGTCATACCTGTACTCGAATGTGTCCAACCTGTAGCAAATGATAAGTTAAATGTACCTGGTTGTTTAAGATTAACAGCATGCGATGAAGCAGAACCACCAACTACAGGATACAATGCTTTCATCTTAGTCCAAATGTTAGCTGATTTCAAACTAAGCACCAACGTATTAACAGCACTTTTTTGAGTGGTGTCAGTAATACTTGCCGCTGTAAAGAAAGCACTAGCATCAGCATCATAAGCTGGCGCCGTGCTTATTGGTTTACTTGTATTAGTGACGCTTATACCTCGAGCTATTCGCATAATTAATATAAAATAATAGAACCGCTTGTTAACGTAACTGCACTAATACGAATGCCATAAGGTGCAACGTGTAACTCACCTGCTTTCAATGTAACCGCTGATATTCCCAACGTTGTCAATAGGTTTGAAGTAGCACTTGTTTGGTTATCAGTGCCTGTTAACGTGCCAATAACAGTATCTTCACGCACATAGAACTGTGAGAAATTTAAACCTGTTTGCGCACCCGTTCCCGTAACTGTTTTACTTCCAGCATAGCCACCCATTCGGTTAACCATTGCGTCATTTATCTCTTGTAACATAGTTGTAATGTTTTAAATTAAAGTAATATTTTTCTATTGATTGATATAGTTTTGTGCTACCCATTGTGTCGCAAATGGCTCAATACCATCATTGATTTGTTTAGCTGTTAAATCTTCGCTGAAGATATATTCAGCTACTCTATTTGTTTTAATGTCATCATACGGACAACCCTCAACACCAACAATTACTTCTATGTACATGGTTAATGTGCCGTTATGGTTATTGATAACCTCGCTAAATGCTTTGTAATTTTTTAAAATATAATTCATGATTTTTAGTTTACTAATGCTAATTTATAAATAACTCCGTCAATGTCGACTTCTATATAATCCGTTGTAATTAATGCAACTGTAGCCGTTACTTTCTTTCCTAACTTCCACGCACCCGCACCATTCGCAGATGGTTGTGATGTTTTTACTTTTCCGTTTATTTCTAATTCAACAGATGGAGTTGTAGTTCCGATACCAACATAACCTGTACTATCAACACCATATACAAAGGTCTTATTGCTAAATCTCGAACGTGCTTTGAAATCCTTCCAAGTATTAAAAGCACCACCATACAAGCTACCAACAGGGTCTCCTGTAGAGTCAAATCTATCAATCACATATGATGAATCCCCTATGTAAACAGTTGAAGGTAGTTTTAATTTATCTACGCTTGTAGATATTCCCCATCCATAAGTTGAATAAGGAGCAGACCAACTATTGAATGTTAATGTTTTGCCAGTTCCGTCAATATCAAGATTAAATGTTGCATTGCTGAATGTCTTTGTGCCTGTTATAGTTTCAGTTGCTGTTTTGCTTACAAAGAAACTTTTTAAATTAGCCCATGTTAATCGCTTCCATAGTGACGCTGTACTATCTTTGATTAATAAACTATCAGCATCAATAGGAGTTGTATAGCT